CATTGCGTCTGAACGGAATACCGTCAAAATTCAATACACGCTTCCCTGCTACTTCATCCATGCTGATACGAACATTATTAGTGTTTGTAATCTGGCGGCGTAGGTATGAAGAGATTGTGCGATTGCCATAGAACACTGCACGACCTAGACCTAAGTTAGGAACCTTCTCGATTGCCTGAACCATAAGGTCAACTAACTCTGCACCAGCGGATGCATCATTAGTTAAGTCAGAAACGTCAATGTTTGGTATGCGAACCACATAGCGCCAATCTCTCAAAGTTAGACCGATGTCCCACTTATAGTGAGTACGGTAACCTTGATATTTGCCTGATGCTGCATCTTCCAGAGTAACTTCACCAAGGTCTTCATGTTTCAGACCTGCTTGTGAACCTTTCGGGTAGATACCGTGGCAAGTGTTAGGCCCCCAAACAACCAACCAGATGGATGTGTTGTCTGCGCCTGAACCTCCACCAACGATGATGTTATCACCGCTCTCGGCAGTTGTTAAGTTGTAACGTGGTGCTAGACCCATAAATTTCTCTGGGTCAGTGCCTGTGTCACCATAGAACAATGTATCTGCCATTGTTTGGTTCATAGACTCCAAGAAGGCTCTATCCTCAGACAGACGGAAAGAAGCTGTATTGCCGTTAAGGTCAGCTAGTGCCTTATCGACTTCAGCATATGCCTCCAGCATACCAGCTGTATCAGTTACCTGTACAGTTGTTGATTTGCTAGGTTGAACACCATAGTTCAGTTTACGCCAGGTGGAACTTGGCAGCCCTGATCTAATTGTTGTTTTATGCCCGGTTGGAAGATTACCTTCAATGAACGTCATATCATCGAGACACTCGTTGGTCTCCGATAATAGTTCCACGATAGTATCAATCTTACCATCTGGGTCATACCTCTTCGCCACATCGGCGAGTGTAGGATTTGTTGTGGATAATGTTGCCATTATTTTCTCCTGTTATATTTATGATTGCATTGATGGATAAAGTACAGATTCACGAGTCTTTTGTGTAGCGTTGGCTCCACCAACAACCACTTTATCCTCGGAAATCGCTTTTCCTACAGTGTAGAGAAATCGAATCATCTCAGGATGGTTGCCCAAACCTGATTGATCCAACATCTCATTAAACGCTGGGGTACCGAAAGAATCACGCGCCTTTACTGCGACCGATATATTCTCATCGAATTTATCACCGCCATAATCAGTATCGCTCTTCGCTTCTTCTACCCACGATCTCTGCTGTTCGACCCATTGCGCCATCTCGGCTTGTTTCATCTTCGCTACCATATCCACACCCCTTTGGGCTTGGTCTTGCGTTAGATTGTTTTCTTTCGCAAACTCATGGTAGTCGGAGAGGGTCTCATCATTAAAACTAAAGTCTTCAGGAATCTCGAATACTTCATACTCTTCAGGGGCGTTAGCCTCTTGTTCTGTAGTTTCTTCTTTCCCTTCTTCCGTAGTAGCAGTTTCGCTCTCCTTTACATCTGTTGTTGTTGCTTCAGTTGTTTCAGGTGAGTTATCTGCCTGCTCTACATCCCCATCCTCATTGGTGTTGGCTGTAAGCAAAGTGTCTGTATCTTCAGGCATTTTGATCTCCTTGTTTATTGTTTTCTTTTATCATCGACAGATACTGATCTGCATCCGCCGACAATACTTCATCCACCAGCCATAGGCCAATATTCCTAGCGCCTTCGTTAAAGAAAGTCGTACTATTCCCGGTGAAACTGGTGCGATACATTCCTGTCTGATCGAGGATTCTCCAAACCAGGCGTCTGCCCCATTGCTTGGAGAGTAGAAGACGCCAGTCCTCCAACTCTGTATCGCGAATATTTTTATCTTTCTGTGTTTGACTCTTGACGCTTTTCTCGTCAGAGGCATTAAATTCTTTTGCCATATTCCGCACTATCTCATAGTTTCTGCAAGTTAATTGTCGCGCACTATTCTCTCTTCACCTAAAGAGACGTGGTAGAAGCCCAACTTCTGCAAAAACCGCAGTGTCACCAACATCGATTCATGTTGATCTTCATATGTCGGTTCCTGGTGCTTCATCACCTTAATCGCCTCTATCGCATCATTAATCTCTATTACCATTCATTTAAGCTAAACCGCCAATCATATTAGTTAGTAAATTCTCTCCGTTAGTATCGGTATCACTCATAACTTTCGCTGCCTGGGCGCCGACATTCGCTGCCTGCACTCCTTGGTTAGCTTGTTCCATTGCATGATGTATTTGTTCTTGCTGTGCTCTATCCTCTCTAATTTGCTGCACCACATCATCAGGCACTACAATTCTAGGAGGTACACCAATCATCTCAGCGTATTCATCGACACTCTGGTCAGCATCAAACTTGTCGAGAACCTCCGGTTTAGCGGCAGCCATATTACCGACAAAACCTGCCAGCCTTTCAATCGCCCCGGTACCGATCGCTTTCTGTGCCTGGGCCATCATCGATATGTATTCCACCTTCAAGGTAACACCACCGAGTTCTTCAGGAGGTGGCGGTAGTAGATCATTACGCAGCATGATATTGAAAGTTCTGTCAATCAACGGATCAAGCAGCTCGGTATGTAGTCTTTCAAGTACTGGCCCCAGCATCAACAACTTCTCTTCATGGCGCTCGTCTATCTCTCTGGCGGTAATCTGTCTTCTATCGGTCATCGAGAGCATTTGGAATAGGTCTGAGTAAAAACCTCTCTCGATACGCCTCTGGGTCTCGGCAATGTCTTGCTGTAAATCCCCTAACCTTGGATTAACTTCATAGGTCGGTCTGAAACCGCCCTGGTTGCCTGCCATAGTATCGACATAGGTAACCCCTCCGGGCAGTACTGTTGCTGTCTGTCCTCTGAGTGAAGATGGTGCCTGGAGTGGTGGATTGACCATCTTGTCTATACCCTGGGCCTTTCTTTTCTGTTCGATCTGTAATGCCTTAACATCACCAAGTACATCCATCGCCGGGGAACGTCCATAGATGTCTACTCCGGTAACGTGCCATCTTGGTGCTAACACTGGAAACTCTTCATAGCCACTCGATGAAAGTTTGCGATCATTCTTCGATGCCTTCTCTAGGTAGCAAGAATGATAAGGCATATTAAGGTTATCCTTCATGTTGTACTGTCTGGCTGTATTCGGTTCGATAACGTGCATCACTTCTACCCATTTATCAAGCTGTCCACTATTGAACATCGACTGCACCGGGTCGGAACAATTCTCATAGCCGAACTGCTCTACAACCTGTGCTACAGTCATCTGGAATTCACGGTAGAAAGTATCGACACTAAGTCTTGAAGATAGTGCTAGACCATATTCACCAACCGTAAACGGATAACAACGAATGACATCATCATGGTCTTCATTGATAAGCATTGCCCCGGTACCGAATACCCCTAGTTCCTCATAGATTGTCTGTAACGAGTTATACAGATTTGATCTGGAAAAGATGTCGCGCATCTTCTTCTCCACCCCAAAAAGCCATTGTTTGACCTCGCTCTGTTCCATCAATGCTGAATCAGGAGTTGCGAGTCTGAACCAGGGTCGAGCCGGTGAAGTGATTCCGCTCATCATCCCAGAGCTAAGAGTTCTTACTGCCATAGTGCCAGTAGAATCGATTATCTTCGAGTTCTTCTTCGAGCCATCATTACGTTTAGAGGTGAGGAACCTTCCACGCCTGGGAAGGATATACTCGCTCAGTTCTTGCCAATGTCCAAAGAAGGTGGAACGCTCATCCTTGATGTCCGTCCATCTTCTAAAATAATCCATATTCTTTGTTTTTTGCGCCACTTTATGCTCCTAATATGGTTTTGCCACTTCTAGCTTGAGTTCCCTGCCAGCTACCAACACCTGCCGAAGTTAGTAAGGTCGGCTGGCGTTTTCTCTTTTTCTTTAATGCCGCTCGATCCGCTAACCGTTGAGCAGTTCGACCATCATTTACTGGCTGTTTTGAGTTCGCTATAGGTTGTTGAAAGGTTTGCTTTATTTTCTGCGCCCCTGGAACCGTAGTTTTTGGTTGTGTAGCACTACTTGTTACTGGCTGCGTAGCACTGCTTGCTGACTTACCATAGCTATCAGCTCTCCGCATGGTATTGCGATCTGCCGTTTGTTGGTTTTGAGTAGCTCGCTGTGCTGCTGTTGGCGGATTTACTGCGGTCGCTGGCCCTGCAAAATCAACTAATCTACCAGCAGCTTTATCTGCCGAGGATGTTGGCCCTACACTGGGGCCAGTTCGTCCAGTTAAAAAATTAAAACACATACTAAGCTCCTAATAAAGTTTTCTTTACTACATCCGCTTTGGTTAGTACTCCTCTGGGGCCTGTCAGTATCGTAGACTTGCGACCCTTTTTAAGTGCTAATTTTTTTCTCTGCTCTTTTCTCGCTGCTTTCACTGCCGGAGTTACTTGCTTTCCACCACTTGAACCTGTACCTGTTGTGGTAGCTTCTGTTTTCCCTGCCACGGCAGCAGTCTTAACTGTAGTCCCTGCGCTATTAACTTTAGGGCCAGTTGCTTTTGTAGTAGTGACACCGGTTACTGGCGGTGGCCCTGGCGGCGGTGGTGGTGGTGCAACTGGTTTCGGTGGAGCTGGTGGCGGCGGTGGTGGTGGTGCAGGTCTACTTCTAAAAAAACACATAATATCTCCTAGTTAAATGGATCATAGTCAGCCATCACGGCCTCTTCTTTATAGCCGAAGTGGTTTATCTTCTTGGCTGCTACTGGGTATGCAAATGTCAAAGCTAGAGCATCTCCCAAGTCTGGTGAACGTCCGCCACGCTTCTTGATGTCGTCCTTGGACTCAAGCTGCATTCTGTTAGCGGAATCGAACTTATAAGTTGGTACACATAAATCTGTTTTCAGGGCGGTATGGTTAGGTAGACATCCTCCATCATCGAGCCACACTTTAATGTTGTCCCACATCTCAGCTCGCTTGTTGTGATACATCGGATTAAGCGCCTTACCACCAAAGTTGACCTCGGTGACGTTATAACCAAGCTGACGAAGTCTATCGATCACTCCCTCACCTCTCCCGGCATCAATGAATACCGCGTCTGGGTTCCAATCATTAACAGTCTGAGCTACCATCCCTGCCAGGGTCATGTTGTCTATCGAGTCATACACCTGTGGTTTGAGTGCTGCTAATCCTTGTCTCTTTTGAATCACGCTGCGATCATCACCAAAACGAGCGACATCCACTCCAAGCACTCTGGCACTACCCATAATCTCACCCTCGGTTCTTTTAATAGCAGCAGCATCGGTTACCTTATCAATCGTAATCAGAGCGTTATCCATCGAAGCGCTGAAATCACAAAGGAATTCCCGGCGATATTGCGAGTCGGTCATTGTATCTCTAGCCAGCTTTACTTCTTTATCTTCCAGAATATCGGTCTCATCAACTCGATACATCCCGGCGTACCAGTTTGGATCGCTCTGGGCGTACTGGAATAAGTCATAGAACT